CACCCCCGCAGATCTTAGGGTGCCTTTTGTTGCTGCATGGTCCGTGGCACTTCCCGCATGCCCCGCGAGCACGTTAACGGCAGAGGCCAATGCGTTCAGCATCCGTCTGACCTTGTGGTCCTTGACGTCGTTCGCTGTTTCTATCTTCGGTATCAAGGCATTGCCTCCAGCAACATGACGTCCTGGAACTCAACGCTACCCACAATCTTATATACCCAGGTTTTTGCTCTGGGGAGTTCTGGCAGCCAGAAAAAGTCTCCCGAGGTAACGGCCTGGGAATACACGGCCAGGCCGTCCCCGTAGAGTGTCAGGGTGACTGATCCCGACTCGATCGACACTCGGCAGATGGAAGGAGCCCACCTCTCTGACGCCACAAAAGTCCGGCTCTGGTAGGTGTAAGTCCGGGCGGACCCGGCACCCCACTCCTTGATGGTGGAACTCTCTGACACGTACAGCTTATCGGTGTCAGGGTCTACGAAGAGGCCGTCGGCAGTGTCGGCTGTCTCGGTCAGTTCAAAACCCTGTCCCTCCTTTCGCAGGATCTTTAGACCAGAGTCCGTGAATATGTAGAGACGACGGTCTTGAAACGTCATCTTCATGGTGGAAGGGCCCAGTGCCTCCCACTGGTCCCCGTCGTAGAAACTGTCGGTTATGATCGCGGCCCCCGCAGGAGAGATCTCTACCGCGCCACGAGTGCTGGCATACGCGACCGAGGTATCCGTCACTGCGATGGACGTACTTGATCGGCATGCAAGGTTCACACGGACATAGTCAGGGAGCAAAGCCCCCGGGGAACTTCCGGTAAACCACACAGGCTGGCCTGCTGTCAGCACTGCAATGGATTGGTCGACCACACCAAGACCTCTTATGGCGAAGTCGACTGGAAAGAAGTCTTTACCCCACAAATGAGGGGCATAAGGCTTTGAGCAGTGCAGGTACTTACCTTTGTAGGCCACCAGGAATCCCCCTGGGTGGTATCGCACCCCCTTCAGGGTATTCGCCGGAGTCGTGTAGCCTGATGTGTCCAGGATGCTGTTCAACGTAACGGCAGATCCTTCGTTGTCGTCGAGGTACGTGGCAGTCCCGTCCGTTATCTCGTCCACATAGAAGTAGTCGGTCTCTCCCAGTTCCCCTGTTTCTGTACGATAGATGCGAACGTGAGTTATCCCGTATCCGGCAGGTGCAGTCGGAATCGAAGTCAGATTACAGTTTTGTGACGGGTCAACCGCAATTTGAGTGGAGGTCGTGGATGGGCCACTCTCATCCTCCCCGCCGGATCCCCACTTACGGACGTAGGTCAAAACGTAGTACCGCTTTGCCTTGTAGGTGGACGACCTGGAGGTGTCATACCCGAAGGTGAACACCGCGGTGGTGGTGACCACCAGCCCTCCGGAGAGTTCAGACCCTTGGTACACTGCGTCCGTTGTGTTCTTGGTGAATGAAGGGCTGGGGATGACCTTGCCCAGATAGACACCATCTGAGTCATTGACCTTGGCCCACATGATGAAGCGGGCATCCCCTGTGGCGGTCACCTTGGTGGGTATTGTTCCCAAGGTATACACCTTGCCAGGGGTGGTTTCCGTTGGCTCATTCGCGGGAACGGTCAAGTCCACCAGGTCAATATCTACCCGGGAACCATCCGGCTCCTCATAGAAGGAATGCCACTCCAGGTCCAGGGGTGACACAGTCTTCGCTGCAGTAGCCACGCTCGGGGCACTTGTCGGAGCAGGAACGCCCAGGGGGTATTCGGTGGCCCCATCCCGAACCTTGGGCTGGGTACCGTCCATGTAGATGATTCGTGAATCAGAGACCGGGGACTGGACCACGGATACACGGGTTGACCAGGTCCTCCACGTGGATCCATCCAAGTATATGGTGGTGTCGCCAGTTCCGAGAGAAGACCCCAAGTCATCCAAGGCGCGAATCTTTCGGTTCCGAAAGTCGCAGTTGGTTGCAGTGGTGGATGCGCCCGCCGGAAGCTCTCTGCTGGACAGCCGGGGTATCAGTCCAGAGAAGACCGAATCAATGATATCCACGATCAGCCCCCTATCGTGGCCATGAACTGCTGCAAGAAGGATGCCTCCATGCCGGCACTGCCATATTCCGCCTGCTTACTCATCGCCCTGTGTGCAACGTATAGAGCGAGGGCTGGCAGATACTCGTCTTTGATCGTCAACGCGCTGGTTGACCCCGTTACGTTTGTCGGTCTGACACTGACGGTCACAGGGAACTGAGACCCGGCAGCTGCTGGCGGGTTGACGTAAAAGTTGCGGGTGTCCCGAGACGGATCGTAGGTGTATTCGGTAGGTGTGGTATTCGAGGCCTGCTCCCAGTCCGGGTCGTAAAGGTCCAGTACGCTCCTCTCGAACGCGGTCAGATTATGCACTCGAAGAAGCAGATGATCCGTGGAGGCCAGGGTCTGCTTGGCCCCTGCCCCGCAGGTGAAAGTCTTCACCGTTGAGGTTGAGTCGGGAACGGCCCTCATGATCTCGGACTGGCCGTCGTCAATCCACAAGTACAACTCCGAATCCCGCCACAGTCGGCTGGCCTCTGCAGTGCCTGACTCTTTCAGGAGGTAGTTCACCCTCGATAGTACGTCGGCCACTGTCGACATCATCCGCTCCAGTAATTAGGTGGATTCGCCGAAAAGGTAGACTCCCGGGTGTAGTCATTGAACCTCTCGGCCCGCTCCTTGACTTTGGCCTCCTCGAACAGCTGCCCGTAGGCAAGGCCCAGTTGGGGGTTGGCCCATGGCATGCCCGCCATGATCAGCAACCGCGCCTTGGCCCCCCGGCCGATGGCCTCCAGATGGTCGTTGTACAGCACATCAGGGAGGTACTCAGCGGTCACCGTCGGCTTGAACGCACAGAAAATGTCCAGACCCCCCGCCAAGGTGGTCCCTGGGGTCAATGCGAGCCTGATGGTTTTTCGATCAGGAAGGTAGTAGTAGTCGGCAGCGTCCGACGTATTGGTGGATTGGCGCCACCCGTCGACGTTGTCATTCAGGTTTCGTTCGTTACCGGGCATCACCCGGACGTCATTATGGCCAGCGTAAAGCACGGCCGCCACCCGGGCGCAGGATGGCGCGTCCAGGTCATAGGTGTTCTGATCGGCCCGGATCCCCTGGGTATCGATTTCATCCCGCCAAGTCAGCGTGTAGTCGCAGAACTCAATGGCGGTATTCACCAACGCCCGATTGACCAGTGCAATCGGTGCTCCCGGAACTTCCGGACGTATCTCCAGGTGGAAATCCGCCAGAGCTTTCATCAAGCCTCCTGAGAGGGCAGCCGAGGCCGCCCTCAGTCAGCGTTATTCGGCATCCACAACCGGCATCAGCAGGCCGTTCTTCGCAGCCTCCTCGACACCGAACACCTGGTGGAAGGCCATGCCCGTGCCTGGCGTCAGGTTGCTCTGGATAGTGGTGTGACGGCCGTTGATGAAGCATTTCGACATGACACCGGTGGTGTTGTTGCCGAACTCCGCGACCACCGTGGCGGCCTTGGCGTTCGAGAAGATGCTGTCGTGGACGTACACTTCGGTGGCGGTTGCTGCGTCGTAGATGGCCCCATTGGTGAATCCGATGGTGTCCATGACGAACGTGTTGGCCACTTCCACACGGGAACAGGCGCCTTCGAGCTTGATCCCGCCCACACACTCGACGGTATCGTTATAGATGCGAACCCCATCCAGGACGGCGTCGTCAGCGTTGGCGGTCAAGGTGATGATGTCCACCTTGTTCTTGGCAGTGGTGGACCCGTGGTGCAAGGTGTTCCAAACAGTGACACCGGCCGCATCGATGTTGACGTCTGCAGTCTGGGCGTCGGTGCCCGGTACCGCAAAGATCACGTTGCCCAGCAGCGTGTTGGCCGCCGAGATATCGACGCCATCGATGGCTCCGTTGATCGTCAGCGTGGGGCGGAGGTTACCCGTGCCGAGGCCGAGGATCGCCGTACCTGCCACATCAAAATCCAACTGGGCTGTCAGCGTTTCCGCATGACCCGGTTTGACCATGATGATGTCGCCATTGCTGGCCGTGCAGCGGTCGAGGGCGGCCGCCAGGGTGGCGTCGGGGCGTTCAAACGTACCCGCGCCGGTAACACCGGATCCGGAATCAACCCAGTAGATGTTGCCACCGTAAGTATTCAGAACAGGAAGCCCGCGTACCGAGACGCCGGCATTGAATCCTTTTGGGAAATTGGACATACCCATGTTTGCTCTCCTACAGACTGCTTTGCAGTCGATAACGAAGACCTGTAGTTCAGCAGGTCAAATTGTAAATGAGGCGGCCGAGGCCGCCTCAAGCAGGGATCAGGATCCCATCGAGCCGTAAACGCCGCGCCAATCGGTAAAGCCTTCCGAGTAACGCTCCCGAGCCCGGTAGCAGAAGTTGCCGGTCTTCGGGTCGATCGTGACCTTCGGGATCACCATCGGGGTACGGTTCAGGACCTTCAAGCCGTCTCGGGCATCGGTGATCACGAACCACGAGTCCGAGTCGGTCAGGTTGGTCAGCACCGTCGGCATGTTGCCGAAGAAGCCTTTCATCTGAACCGCGTTGGCATCGTTGTTTGCGGTATCCACCCGAAGCTGGGAGGCCAGAATGCGAATCGCATTGAACTCCGATTGCGCGGGAACAACCAGGCTTTTCGGCTTGATCATTACCGGCAGACCGCGGTCATCCTTGGCCGTGCGTACCTGGATGAGGGCATCCTCGAGCGAACTCTCGGACAGGTCGGCAGCCGTGGCCAGGGTGTTGGACGCGGTGCCGCCTCCCACCAGGGGGTGAGACGCGGACAACAGGGAGACGCCGTCGCCGCCCGGATAGTTGGTGCCGTCGGTGGCGTTGTTGAGGATGGCGGCCGCATAGACTTCCTTGGTTTGCCGCATCGAGCGGGCCAGGGCAGTGGAGTACTTGGCACCCAGATCCATGTAGCGATTATCCTCGATCGCCTCTTCCGTGACGTCAAACCCGAGGGCGACGGTGCGGTGGGTGTAGCGGCGGGTCCAGCCTTCCTGCCCACTGTCGGTGGTGTATTCACCGCCCTCGGGCTTCTCGGAAGCGTAGCCGAGGCCGACCAGAAGGACGTCTTCTTCGTAGGCTTTCTTGGAGGAATCGACCTGGAATACCGAGGTGTATTCTTCCGGGTATTGGTCGTATTCCAGACCAAAGTGGGTATTGAGCCCGTCTTGCAGGCTTTTCGCGAACTGTGCGCGTGACATGGTAGGCATTGCTGCTCTCCTTAAACGCCACCAGCGCCAGCAGCGCCAGTCAGGTGAATGTGTTCAGCGAAGACCACATGAGCTTTCGCATAGGCGCCATAGGCATTGTCCGGCCGAGGCACCAGCTTCTTGACGCGTAGGCCCTTACCTGAGGTGCCCGTTACGGACCCGACGGCATAGAGGCCGGAAACGCCCGTGGTGGTGCTGCCGGTGCCGGCATTCCAGTCGACCAGGGTGCCAACGTCTGCAGCGGCCAGCGTGTCGGTTTGACACTCGAACATGGTCATCGGGTCGTCATAGACCAAGGCCACGATATTGGTGCCTACGGTATCGGCCGGCCAATAGTTCTTGAAGACCTGGTTGCCCGAGGAGTCAACGTAGCGACACCCCCAGAACACGCCAAGGTTGTCGACGTTTTCGGCGGCTGCCAGCGCGACATTGGTGCCGGTGCCGGTGAGTTCCACCACGTCACCTTGGAAGATATTGGTGTTGTACGCCGATGCGATCGAGTATTCCTGCAGCCGGACGTCACCACCAGCGATATGGCCTACGGGACGCAGACCGAACGGGGCATTGGTGTTCGCCATCGTTCTTCTCCTTACTGGTTAAAAATAGGGTATGCCCCGCAGGGCGCCATGGTATCCGTCTGGCATTAGTCCTCCTGGATTTTCACAGGAGAGCCTGTTTCGACGCGCTTTGTGCTTTCCATGACCGGTGCGGTGAACCCTGGTTGGGACCCGCCCAGATCCCGATGCTCGTTAAACAGATTTTGCTTAACGGCCCTGATCTGGTCAGATCGCGCTCTCGCTTTGATCTGGCGTTCCTGGTCATTGACTTCGACTGGCCGCTCCATGAGGACCATATCGTGGGTGCCGATCACGTTTCCGAGATCACCACGATCTGACGATAGCCAGCGGAGCGTCACTGGTACCGTGTCGGATGGACGAGGACTCCATCCCTTTCTCATTGCATTGTAGATGTTTTTTCGGTCATCGTCACCGCGAACATTGACGCGTATCCATTTCTGTGCATAACCGGTTCGCGGTTCTACGGTTGGAAGATTGCCTTCCTCCTCGAAGGAGATGGGCACGGACTCACGGATCGAATCGGCTGTCGGCCGCTGAGCCTGGGTTCTTGAAGGGGTCTGGGGTTTGGTCGCCATGGTCATTTGCCTTTACGCTTGAGGTAGGATTTCCGGACATCAGGGTCATTGGGGTCCAGGTTGAAGCGCCGCATTACGGCCTTGTCGTGCTCCGTCAACCCGTGCTCATCCGCCTTTGTTTGGGTCTCCGGAGGAGCTTCACCCCGGTCACCGCCCCGTACCGGCCGAGCCTCTGGAGTGCTTTTTGGTGGGGGGTTGGTCTTTCCCTGCCCGGCGGAATCATCTCCTGCCAGAGAATCATCGCGGCCGTAGATGGCACTGAAGTCGGGGTCACTTTCCAGCTTCTCGTCCAGGGCCTTATACAGCTGGAACCCTCTCCCGTATTTGTCGGCCAGTTCCTGTTCGATAGCGATGGCCTTCTGGGCCAGGCCGGCATTGGCCGTATCGAAGAACCAGGCGTTTTCATCCAGCCATGCTTGAGTCGCAGGGGTGACATTGGGTGTCGCCGGCTCGGGGTCGGGGGTCGCAGGGGGATCCGGAACGTCCACCGGGGCGCCGTATCCCTCGGACTTTTGGAGGGCGGTCAGCTTGGTGTTGATGCTGTCGTATGAGGCCATGTCACCTTCTTTGATGGCCTCGTCCTTTAAAGCGTTGAGTTCCGCCTCCCGTTCCTGGAGAAACTTCGCCTGCTGCGCGAGAAGGTGCCGCTCACGCATTTCCAGTCGGGTCTCGGCGGCTGCGGCCCGCTCTTCTGCCTCATGGGCCTTCCAGGTCAGCTCCTTGATGCGGTCATCCCGGGTCTTTCCGCGTCTGCGTGGGGGGCGGGCATCGGTGTCCGGGTCAGGCTGGGCCTCAGGCGGGGGTTTGGCCGCATCAGCAGCGGGTGGCTCAGCCGGCGGCGTTTCGGTCGATGCGTCCTGCGGCTCCGAAGCCTCGGCATCGGTGTCGACCAGTACCAGCTTGTCGTCCTCGGGTATCTCGATTGTGTTCAGATCAGACTGTCCCATACTCACCTCACAGTTTCTGGACGAGGCAGGACGGGTCGTCTACGACCGCCAATACTTCGTCATCGTTGAAAATTTTGACATGCCGCTGCTCCCCTTCGTGGGTGAAGCTGAACCCCTGCCCGCTGTGCCGGGAAAACAGGACCCAGTCCCCCGGCTTACAAAAAGGCAAAGGTCGAGTATTGCCCGCCTCGTCGGCGTCGTTGAACCTGTTGTCATTGCGAAAGCACAAAGGCCCCATGTCAATGACCTGGCCCACGGTTTTCAGGTACTGCATGGATGCTTTGACATCCTCCGGGAGTTCGATCCCTCCTGCCGTTTTCGTTGGCACTTCGGCCGGCTCAATGATCAAGCGCCACCCTGCTGCCCGTATGGGCAACCTTTCAGTCGTCATCTTCGTTCTCCTGTCCGTAGCTCGCTACGATTTGGTTAAATTCCCGCAGGGCCTGCTCCAGCCCCTGTCGATCACCTACTGCTTTCTGGTAGTCAGCATAGTCAGTGATTCCTTTCCCGCTCGCGATCTTCTCTGTGAGAACGCCGATGCGGTGTTCCAGCACCTTTCGGTACTGATAAATCAGATGGTCAATCATTCCGTTTCTTTAGTCCTGGCTTTATCCAGTTGGTCCAGCTTCCCTTGTGACTTCTGTTGAGACACCTTGAGCTGCGCGTTGAGGTCCGCCTCCGCCATTTTGCGGAGGTTGTCGTTGACCATGGAGGCGTTCTTGCGAACTTCAGCCGCAGCCAACGTACCGGTTTTCCGCTCGATATCCGCCTGAGCGATGGCGTTCTTCCGCTCGATTTCCGCCTGAGCGATGGCGTCTTTACGTTCAATTTCCGACATGACCTTGAGTTCATCGGGTGTCGGTTGTTGCTGGGCCTGCTGCTGCTGGGCCATCAACTGCTCTGCGGCAGCGGCGGCCATCATGGCCAACTCAGTCTCCACTTCCGGAGGAGGCGCCCGATCGTCATCCATTGCATCAGGCCCCGGGAAGGCGAAAGGTATGCCTGTCATCTGGGACATCTGCTGAATGTAGGTATGGGCCATGTGTTCCTGAATGTGGGCGTTCAGCACCTGGGTCATTGGGTCGGCCGGCGGCAGGTTTTGCATAAGCTGAGAGTGTACGAGAATGTGGGCATCATGTGCTTGCTCAGCATAGGCCTGTATTGGGCGACCGGTCATCACAAGGGCGTTCTCAGTGACGGGGTCAAGCCTGGTCACCCTGTCCGACGGGTCAATCAGGAACTCGTCGAA